TTGCTTGTTGCATAAACTGTTCAAGAGTCATAGGCTCAAGTCCTTGCTCCATCATGTCATCAACGTATTTTAAATACTCTTCTTCTAGTTGAGCCATCATCATTTGCTCCATTTGTTGTGGAGATTTAGGACCCTCACTACCACTATACTTTATAGATGGTGCGTTAGTCTCTAGCTCTTCTGAAATTTGTATATCTTCTATTCCCATGGTTTTGCTACTTTACTTTGTTTTTCCTACTAAATCAAGAGTTGGCATAATAACTTTTACGTCCTGTGCCATGTCTTCATTCTTATATCCTTTAGCTTCCCAGTCTTTTCTTTCCTTAAAAAGCTCTCCAGTTTCCTTGTGTCTGTAAGTTTCTTCTACTTTAGCGTTGTATACTTTCATTATGTTACTACCTCTTTTTTGATATTTAAATAACTAATAGCTACATCAAACGAGTCTGATGTGCTTGATTGCACTGTAAAGGTTTTACCGCCTTCTATTATTAACGGTTGAGTTAATAATTCTTTTGTTTGATTAGCTGTTAATGCCACTGATTTAATGGCTGTAATACTGTTGTTTGTAACAGTAACAACTGGTGTGCCTGCTGATGTAACTAAAATAGATTTAATTAGATATGTTTCGTTTACCAAAGGATTTCCTGAACCAAAAGGTGTAAGTGCACTACCACTTGTATTGTTATCTATACCTACAAATTTATATTGATTGACTACTGCCATTAATCTAAAAAGAAGCTTCTAGCTTCTATTTCCTGTTTTAATTCTTCTTGAAATGTAGTGTTAAGTTTTTCAAGAACCGCATCTAAATCTCTAATTAAAGATTGTGATACATCTTGATTGTATTCTTCACTAGCTCTTGTTAATGTTTGTACTATTTTTGCCATTATAAACTTGCGATGCCTCCTCTACGATAACCACTATGTAATCCTCCTGGACCAGAACTGTGTCTTGATGATCTAGAAGAAGATGACTTAGAAGAAGATGACTTAGAAGAAGATGACTTAGAACTACCAGATCCGCTTCCGTTACCACCAGATCCTATAGAACCCATTCCTGTGTAAGTTGGACCCGTTTGTGTTGGAGTTGGCGCACTCATGAATTCATCTACTTTATCAAACTCATCCGTAGTTAAATTTTCTAATTCTTTTTTTGCTTTATTTAATTGACTTTGTTGAAAGTCTGTAAAACCAGTTGTCTTTGTTTTAAAAGGACCAAAACCAATTGTGTTATATCCTTTTGTTTTTTTAGCTTCCATCTTATCAATATATTTTTGTAAATTTTTTCCGTAATCGTTTGTTCCAAACATAGAAACAACATTCTTACCACGTAGTACAGAGTCAGGACCGTATTGCAATAAACCACTACTTTGATTTTTTCCAATCATTCCATCCATACCCGATAGATAATCTATTTGTCCTTGAAGTTCAGGATTATAATTCATTGAACCTTCTCTTAATGGGTTTCGCATATAAGATAAACCTAAACCTGCAGCTAGTAATGGTAGTCCCATACTCATTTTTCCACCACTTATTGCACTTTTAAAAACTTGATTACCAATCATTTTCATTGGATTAATACTAACTTTGTTATTAGTAAAAGGCATTCCAAATGTAAACTTAGGGTTTCCTGATTGTTTATCTAAACCTAAAAGTTTTTTAGCAACATCAAAACCATATTTAGCAGCCAGTGATTGTAATAACGCTTCCATTATCGTCTTCCTCCAGTTTGTATATCTAACCTAAAAGTACCTAGTTTCCAACTAGTATCTACTGCAGTATTTGATATTGTAAGAGCTATAGCTCTACCTCTAGCACGTGTGTCTACTTTATCTGTTGTAGATGTTACAGTAAATGGACCTAACGATGAGCTAGCAGCTGTATCATTAGGGTAGTTTCTTAAATCTAATTGTATAATAGAGTTTCCTTGTTGAGATATAAAATCAGGTATAATTCTACTAACTCTCATAATGTTTTCACCATCACCTCTAAGGTCTCCTAAATTAGTTGCAGCTCCTCTTACAACTTTTTGTGTAATATCATAATCTCCAGAAGTAATATTAGCAGGAATTGCTACAGCTGTAGTTGCTGCTTCTTGTTGATTGACTCCTGTTTCATGTTCAAAATAAATTGTAGTACCATCTGTATTTCCTTTAACGTCAAATGATGTGTCAAAACCTGCATTATATTTAGTTGCATGTGGTAAACCAAACACAGAAGAATCTTCCCATGTTGTTCTAGGAAACAATGTGCTGGCATTTGTAAACCATATAGGTCTTTTAGCTGTTGAGTCTAGATAACTATAAGTAACAGATCTAGTATTTACATTAGATGTAGCGGTTGGATAGAACCATGTGATTTCACCAAACAAGTTATTAATACCACAGTAAATTAATTGATTAGATGTTGTGTTAAGATCATCATAAACATAATCTTCAACCAAGCAATCCATAGATTCTAGCTTACCAGTATATCTAAAGAAACCGTTATCAGACATCCAGTACGCAGCACCGTCAACTTCTACAGCTGCATTCATACCAATCAGTCCACAGTTAGTACCAACTTGTTCAAAAGCAAATGTAAAAGGAGTTCCAACAAATCGCATAGTAAATAAAGATGTATCAGTCCAAATGTATATTGCATTTCTACCAAGTGTTGCACCCATGATCCGTGATCCGGCGGCCAGTCTTTGTGTACCAGCACTGTTTTCAGCTGTAGGTGTGTAATCATTTATATTTTCTTGAGAAGAAAATCTTATGAACATATCATCTTGTGTAGTTTTGTCTCCAATAGTTTTTTCTGTACCAAAGAAAACTAAGTGACGATCGGGTGTAGATACTATCATATCACGTGACGCTGTTGGTGCACCTGATATAATTGTAGCTCGTGTTGATGTTGCATTAGTTGCATCACCATCCCATTCAAAACATTCTCCGTTATGTATCAATGCTATTAATGTTGATCCTAAGTTGTCCAAGGACCATAGGCCAGGATCTGTTACTGAGTCAGTGTTGGCTGCAGCTGATCCCCATCCAGTCCAGCTAGATGTGTTGGTTACTGTTGCACCATTACTGTGAGCTGCTTTAGTAGAGCCTCTTGCTCCTCTTGTAATACCTGTTAAATTATTTCCTGACACACCGGTGTATGAAATTTCTTCATTATCTACTTGAATGTAGTTTGTACCTGATGATGGAAAACCAGTTGTACTTGTTAATGTTATACTTGTTCCTGATCCACCGGTACCAGCAGTGTCATTTAATAATGCTCCATTTAAAGTTGTAGTTAATGATCCTAAAATATTACCACTCCATAATGATATACCCCAACCAAAAGCTCCTATTTGTTCAGCAGGTCCTACGTGGTAGTATTGATAATACTTAACACTTCCAGATGTAGTGGCACCTGAACCTGTTTCATTACTATCCATTGTAATAGTTATTTCATCAGTAGCCGGTACACTTGTTACCATATATTTTACATCATTAAAATCTGCTGCTGCGTAATTAGAATTAGTTGCAGCTGAAAAATCGCTAAATGTTATAATATCTCCAGCTACAAATGTATGTGCTCCTGGAAAAGTAATAGTAACTGTTGGAGATCCATTAGTTGTTGTAAAACAATTTGATATGGTTGTGCCTGATGGATTAACTAGTGGGTGTATATCGTAGTATACTCCTCCAGAATATACATATAAAATTCTATTGGTTCCTATTGCTGCAAATTTAGTAGATGCTTTGTTTACAAAATGATGTAAACCCCTAGCTGCACCTGTAAGTTTTGATTCACCTAATTGACTCCAACCACCTATTTTTTCAGGTGTACCATATCTAAAACGAACATTTTCTCCGTCTATCCATTGAGACTCAGCACCTGTAGATGTAACTTGTTTATTGAACCCTGGTAAGAATCCTAGTTTTTGTAACATATAACCTCATTATAATACTATTTTATACCTGATGGTAGACCCAACATAGGTCTTCCGTCAAATCTATTTTTATCAGCAAATGGGCCATTTACATGATTATAA